CTGGAAAATCTGTGAGCCTGTAGATGAGGATTGTCTAAGAACCTATGATTTTGAAGAAGTCGGAAAAATATTAAACATCATCATGAAACACTTAAACAAAATTGACTTAAAGGAATAGGAGTGATCGAATGGATTCTAAGGATAAGGCGGGCTGTCTGGTAACAGCGCTGTTGCTGCTATGGTTTGCAGCAATGTGGATATTATGCAAAGCATTATTGGGATAGCGAAGGGGGAGATCGAAGATGGATTGGTTTAAAGCTTTAATGTGGATAGCAGCAATATGCGTTTTTGTAGCAATGGTTGGTGAACGTTTTCTGCCGCAGCTTGTAGTCGTGGCGCTTGCGTTCGTGGGAACTGCAATCATGGTTGCGATAGTGGCATATTTTATGGATGGAGAGTGAAGAAATGAAAAATTACTTAGTGGACGTTGAAATCGATGATGTTATTACTAATCGATTGATCAAAGCTGAAACCGCTGAAGAAGCCGAACAAAAAGTCAAGGAGGAAGGAAAATGATGTTTAAAATCACGTGCGCCGCATACTGCATTAATCCCCGCAACCAGCTCGGAGATTACCGCTTGGAAATTAAACCACAGCATTTGAAGGGCAAAAGCGGGTTTTTCAACGCTGTAGAAATTAAAGCAAGGGCTCTTTCTGCAGCCAAAAATGGAGTTATCAACGTCTGGACTGAGCGCAACGAAACTCAAATACCTGATATATCTGTTTTTGCTGATGATATGCTTGCAATCAAACTGATTGAGGAGGAAGAGAAGTGAAATACAAAATCACGTGCAGATCATATAGGGACTGGAAAGAATATCCTCTACTTTGTGAATCTTATCTGGAATTTGAAGCACGGTTTTTTAAAATCGAAAACGGTTTTGTTGCCTTTTGGTTTGAAGACAACGATACTCGAAACCCTGATACTTATATCAATGCTAATGACGTGCTTACGATTGAGCGAATTGCTTAAAACACCCCTAAAAGAACCGCTAAGCGATTTTAAGGTTAACGGGTATAATCAGACCCAATGTTATTTAGAAAGGAACGGTGAGCGCATGAACATTACTGAAGCAGTAAACGCAATCCTCAAACGTTATCCCGATTATGGTTATGACATTTTCTTAGATTTGAACAAAATCAAGGGCGATGATCTGCAGGAAGCGGTACGGTTTATTGCAAGCATGAGGAGACGTTGCCGCGTGGAACCCAAATGTACCCGAAAAATTAATCAGGAAACACTTAAGGATATGATTAAAAAAGGTTACACCTACAAGGGTATCGCCAGAGAAACGGGGCTGACAGAATCGACTGTCGGAAAAAAGGTTTCTGATTACGGCTTAAAAAGACTTTATCATCAAATGCACCCTTATGTGTGCCCCCCGGGCATAAGGCCTGGTGTGCACATGATTTGTCTGAACATTGAAACGGGCGAACAAAAAACGTTTAGTTCTATAAATAAAGCGGAAAAAGCTTTTTGGTTCAGCGAAGGCTACCTTAGGGACAAGACCAAGGGCGGCAGATGTTATATAGAGAATGGTTGGGAGTTCAGGCGGGGTGATTGAATGCTGCTTGCAGATTATTTTTTAAAAGAAATTGAGACGTACAAAAAAGACCAGGTACGTGAACAGACATACAACAAATATCGTTCAAACGGGCGATTTTTGATTAAAAATTTTTCTGATTTGATTTTGGAAAAAATGACCGCAGATGACTATCAGCAAATTCTGAACAAATACGCAGAAACGCATGAGAAATCAACTACTACCGATTTTCATCGCCAGCTGGCGTGGGCACTTAAACGAGCGTATAACGTAGACGGTATTTTAAAGCGTGATGTGACTTTTGACGCTAAAATTCCGTTGGGGAAGAAACCGGGAGAGAAAAAGCCGAAATTCCTTGAAATTGGAGATATGAGGAAATTGGTTCAAGAACTCAAACATGAAAACACGCCCGAAGCAAATTTTTTCCTGATCTTGTTAAAAACCGGTTTGAGATTCGCCGAAGCGTTAGGCATTACGCTTAATGATATCGATTTTAAAAGAAAAACGGTAAGCATAAACAAAACGCTGAACTATAAAGGACACCGGAAAGGGACCAGAGCTTTTGCCCCGACTAAAAACAAATACTCAATTAGAACGATCATTGTAGATGATGCGGTTTTGTACATGCTGTGGAAAAATGCAAAGGGCGCTGATCCGGACGAAAGCATTTTTTTCAGACTTAAAGGCTTCCAATTTAATTCGACCCTTAACAGCAAGCTTAAACGAGCTTGCCAAAAAGCAGGGGTGCCTGAGATTACGCTGCACAGTCTGAGGCATGAGCATGCGACATATTTGGTGTCGCAAGGGATTAGCAGCATGGCGGTAGCTGAGCGGTTAGGGCATGCAGACGATTCTGTTACAAGAGCCGTGTATATCCATCGACTTGAAACGGAAAAGGCACGGGACAACGAGAAAATAGCGCAAAAGATTGCGAGTTTGTGAGGTGGATAATGGTTAAATTTGATGTCAAAACGGTAAACAACTTGTTGGGAATTGACGATGCATTTAAGGCGCCGGACAGATTGATGGAGATTTTGTCCGAAAGAGAAGAACGCGAGAAGCTGTTTAGAAATTTTCTAAAAATCGACACTAATCTAGAGTATGATTGGTTTCGTGAATACTTTGAAACTGAGCAAGCCGAAAGAAAGTCGAAGAAGCAGGATTTTACGCCTAATTCAGTTGCTAAATTGGCAAATTCGATTGTTTCTGAACCAGGGCAGACTGATTATTATGAGATGGCGGCGGGCACCGGGGGCATGATGATAGCTCGTTGGGTCTATAATGTCAAAGAAGATCCAGCGTTTGAACACAAAAGAAAAGACAGTATGATTAACGATGTTCTAACGTCCAGCATTTTCACGTATGATCCGCAAGCGTATTGGTATCATCTTGAAGAACTATCAGACAGGGCAATCCCGTTCTTGCTATTCAACGCATCCATCAGAGGTATAAATGCGGTGGTTATTCAATGCGATTCCTTGAGCAGGAAAGCCAAACGGGCATTTTACGTAAAGAGTGACAACAAAGATTTTCTGGCGTTTTCCAATATTTTAGAAGTTCCAAAGACTGATAAATTTGCAAAATTCTTAGACGTGGAGTGGAATTTAGACGAGGAGGAATGATAATGACAGATAAAATTAATAACTATGATCATCCGCAACGTTACACAGGCGAAGACGGTAAAGACTTGATTGACCGCTTTGAAGAAGGATTGATTCCCGAAGAACAAGCACGAGGGTTCCTGAAAGGCAACATTTTGAAGTACGTAACGAGATATGAAGATAAGGGCGGTATGGACGATTTAATCAAAGCAAACGAGTATTTAAGACGGCTGATTGCATTTGAAGATGGAGGAGATAGCGATGATTAAAACAATGCTCGGAGAAATGTGCGGAACGTGCAAGGTAGAAGCCCATGGAAAATGTCATAAAAGCTACTTGATCGAGGGCGAGTGTGGCAGATTTTGGGTATCGGAAGAGGAATTGAAACGGATAAAGTTGCCATTTCTCGGAACGAAGGACCGAAAAATGTATGACAAAATCATGGACGAAGGGCTGATAATTGAAGCTGAAGCAACTCTTCACAAAAGTGACAAAGAGTATCCTTGGGACCCTGAGAGCGATGTTCAAAAAGTTATCGAAGCAATCATTAAAGGCGGCTATAATCATTAATAAGGTGTGGGAATTAAAGCAGGGAGTGATGCTATGCGCACTATATCGACAGACAACGAGTTTCGACAAAACAAAGCGTTTTTGATCCGCTATCGAATTTTGACCGAGAAAATCCGGCGGTTGGAGGATAAGCTAGCGCAGATAGACGAGGATATGGCGGCGCTCAAATCGCCTAAGCTGACCAGTGAACCTAAAGCGTCGGTGCGTATCACGCTTGACGATAAGCTGATACAACATGACGAACTGGAAGAGAAGATCAATACGTTGCTAAAGCATATGCGCCGGATCAGGTGCGAGATTACGCAGTGTATTGACGCATTGGATAATCAGCGCCAAGCCGAGGTACTGGACCGGTACTATATCGGTGGCATACCCCTTGAGGGGATTGCATACGAAATGAATTACACGCTGAGCTACATTACGAAACTGTATATCAATGGTACGAAATCAATCGTTATAAAGTAGTGTATAATCAGTGTACAATCGGTAACGTTAGAATCATGATAAAGTGTAAGGTGTTAAAGAGTACGGAGTTGTCCGTACTCTTTTTATTTTATCCTCAGTTTAGAAAGAGAGGCGGTGGTATATGTGACTGAAAAGAAGAAATTGACAAACAAACAACTAACCTTTATCGACGCTTACTTAGGCGAAGCTAAGATGAACTCGGTCCAAGCTGCACGCATTGCCGGCTATAAACATCCCGAAACGCAAGGCGCTGAAAACTTGAGAAAACTTAGGCCATATATTGACGAGGTTATGAACGAGCGCCACAGTAACGCCATCGCAACTCAAAAAGAGGTGCAAGAATTTTTTACGTCTGTTTTGCGTGGCGAGGTCAAAGAAGAAGTCGTATCAAGCAATGGCTTGGTTTTAGAAGTACCGGCAAGCACTAAAGACCGGCTCAAAGCGGCAGAATGCATGGGCAGAGCGTATGGCATGTTTACCGAGCGTAAAGAAATCAGCGGCACTATGGATATTAACATCGGAGTTGGCGATTATGACGACGATTAATCTTAACTTTCCGGAACCCGCCAAAGTTTTTAACCGTCAGATATACGATAGTCTGTTTGATTACAGTCATTTTATCGAGGTTTGGTATGGCGGCGCCAGTTCAGGCAAATCGCATGGCGTCGTTCAGAAGGTCGTACTCAAAGCACTCAAGAAATGGCCATATCCACGCAAGATACTGTGGTTACGCAAGGTTGACCGCACGATCAAGGATTCAATTTTTGCCGACGTTTTAGACTGTCTGTCAACATGGCGGCTGCTGCCACTCTGCAAAGTAAATAAGTCAGACCGCACGATTAATTTACCTAATGGTGCGGTTTTTCTATTTAAAGGAATGGACGACCCGGAAAAAATTAAGTCCATTAAAGGCTTGTCAGATGTGGTTATGGAAGAAGCATCCGAATTTACGCTTGATGATTATACACAGCTGACGTTGCGTTTGCGTGAACCCAAGCACAAGAACAGGCAACTGTTTTGTATGTTTAACCCGGTGTCAAAGGTTAACTGGACGTACAAGCAATGGTTTGCACCTGATAGCGTATACGACCACAACCGTGTTGCCGTGCATCATAGCACGTACAAGGATAACCGTTTTCTTGACGCAGACAACATCGCAACTATCGAGGCACTTAAACGCACTAACCCAGCTTACTACAAGATTTACACGCTAGGTGAGTTTGCGACGCTTGACAAGCTTGTTTTCCCAACGTTTGAGCGCAGGCGCTTGCATCCTGACAAGCTGACGCAGTACCCGTCGTTGTTTGGTCTTGACTTTGGTTATATCAACGATCCGTCGGTTTTTATTCACGTTAAAGCTGATGTCAAAGGTAAACGGTTATACGTGCTTGAAGAGTACGCCAAAAAAGGCATGCTCAACGATGAGATTGCCGGCATTATCAAGCGTCTGGGTTACCAGAAAGAAGTCATTACGGCTGACGCTGCCGAGAAGAAATCCATCGCAGAAATCAAGCGGTGCGGGATTGCCCGTATCAAGCCGGCAAAGAAAGGCCCCGATAGTATTATCCAAGGCATCGGCTTTCTGCAACAGTTTGAGTGGATAGTAGATGATCGTTGCGTCAAAACAATTGAAGAGCTGGAAAACTATACGTACCAGAAAGACCGGCGGACGAACGAGTATATCAACAAACCGGTTGATAGCTACAACCACTGTATCGACGCCATCAGATATGCGGTAGAACCAATCAACGGCAGCGGAGCGCCAAAAGCAGTGGGCATGCGCAATATTTTTATTTAAGGGAGGTGAGAGAATGGCAGAGTTATACAGACTGGAAAACGGTATTTTGATTTATCCACAAGGTGTGGAGATTACACCCGAAGTTATCCACAATGCGGTGCATGGTGCCGGTGTCTTAGGCAGTACGGCAACGGGCTTGACGGACTACAAGGCGAAAATGCGTATGTATCTTGGCGACCATGACATCTTGCATAAGCCGACTGACGCGCAGCGCACGGGTCCGGATAATCGATTGGTGGCCAACATCGCCAACTATTTGGTGGACACGTACAACGGTTTTTTTATGGGGATTCCGCCAAAAATCACGGTCGATGACGATCAGCAAAACAATTTGCTCCAGGATTGGAACGATACCAATTCAGTACAGGATAAGCTGAACGAAATCAGCAAGCAATGTGATATTTACGGCCGTTCGTATGCCCTTGTTTATCAAGACGAAGACGGTTATACATGTTTGACGGTCATTCCACCGACTGACGGCGTGATGATCTATGATGACACGATTAATCATGGGCGCTTGGCTTTTATTCGACACTGGTCAACGCAGGGCGACCAGGGCACGCAAAATATGGCTGAAGTGTACACGGCAAACACCATCACCACGTACAGTGATACCCGCATGATTGACGAACGGCCGAACATTTACGGTGTTGTGCCGGCAGTTGAGTTTTTTGATAACGAGGAAAGGCTAGGTCTGTGCGACAACGTGGCAACGCTAATCAATGAGCTTAACGACACATTGTCGAGCAAGCAGAATCAGATTGAATATTTCGACAATGCCTATTTATCAGTATTGGGGCTTAATCTTGACGCAGACGGCGACGGCTTGCCGGATATCGATTTGCAGACACAACGCATGATCTACAGTCCTGATGCCGACGCGGTTAACGCAAAGATCGAGTTTCTGTCAAAACCCGATGCCGACGGTATGCAGGAACATCAAATCGACCGCCTGACCAACCTTATTTATCAAATCGCCAAGGTGCCGAATCCCAACGATGACAGTTTCAGTGGCAATGCGAGTGGTGTGGCCATGCAATACAAGATGTTGTCGATGCAAAACATGGCGGCGTCTAAAGAACGTAAATTTACACGCTCTTTGCGCAAATTGTATCGGGCGGTCTTCAGTTTGACCAACTGGCCTGACGCATGGCGTGACCTCAAATTCAAGTTTAATCGCAATCTGCCCAACAATTTATCGGAGGAAGTCACGGATGCTAAGAACCTTGAAGGCGTGGTCAGCAAGGAAACTCAGTTGTCTGTTTTGTCTATCGTCGATGATCCTAAAGCAGAAATTGACCGCATAGATAAAGAAGATGAGCAGAAAATGCAGACGGCCATCAGCGTTGTCGATATGCAACGTGGCCAAGACGTAGGCGGTGACAACGAAGATGAGCAACAAGACGTACTGGAACGATAGAGACAAGGACTGCTTTGAGTATATCCGTCAGAATTTGGCTGATGACAAAGCCTTTAACGCAAGCCTCGAGAAATACTATCAGCGCACAATAGACGCAATTAACAAGGATATTCAAAGCGAATTGCAAAGCTTTGCTACCCGTGACGGAGTAAGTCTGGCTGAAGCTCGCAAAAAGGTATCCAAAGCTGATATAAGACAGTTTGAGGCAGAGGCAAAGCGAGTGGTCAAAGAAGCCGACCAAATGCGCAAGAGGGGCAAGCGTGTAGGCTATTCCGACTTCTCAGATGAAGTGAACGAGCGCATGCGGTTGTACAACGTGACCATGCGCATTAATCGGCTTGAGTACCTCAAATCGCTTATAGGCGTGCGACTGGTTGAACTAGGCGTAGACATCAACGCTGAACTCAACGTCAAACTCGACGAGGACACACGCAAAGAATTTGAACGCCAGTCAGGTATCTTGGCGGGTGCCGGTATGGCCGACGCTATGGGCTGGTGGACTGAAGAAAACGTACAGAAAATCATCATGAGCAACACACGCAGCGCCAATTTCTCAACCCGTATTTGGTCAAATATGGATATACTCAAGTCGGAACTGGAAAAGCAACTGTCAAGGGTGCTGATCAGTGGTGAGAATCCGAAAGCAACTGCCAAAGAATTTTATAAGCATATGGTCAAGGGCGTCAATAATGCGCGAGCTGCTGCTGAAAGAATAGCGCGTACCGAATCGGCACGCTGTCAAACGCAAGCTACTTTAGAATCGTTCAAAGAATATGACGTGAAGTATTGCAGATGGATTGCCGAACCAAGGGCGTGCGACATATGCAAAGAGATTGCATCCCACAATAGCGGATATGGAACAGGCGTGTATCTTGTTAAGAATGTGCCCACACTTCCGCAGCATCCAAATTGCCGGTGTGCGTTGTCCGCCCACTGGATAGATGAAGAGAAGTATCTATTACAAAATGAGACGACAAAAATAACTCAAAAAGATTTAAAAAATAATCTAACTGTAGATAGAGATTTAGTAAATTCAAAGTCTTTTCATGATAAATTTGAAAGAATGAATTTACGAAAATCTGTGAAAGAAATGTTATATCAAACAAGTCTTGAAATGTTGGAACATAGAGATGGAACTAATAGCGAAGATATAGCAGCTATAGATATTAGAACTGGTAATAGATTGTTCCTTAATACGAATGCCATTGATGAATCAAAAGTAAATCCAACTCCAGAAGAGTACAAATTAATTGAAAATAATGATGATAAAGTGATTTTAATTCACAATCATCCATTAAGTGGTCGTCCTTCATGGGCTGATATAAAAACATTGCAGTTAGGCGAGAAATACATTGATAGATCTATTATTATAGGTCATAAAGGAAATGTTACTGAAATATCTTTGTCTAAGAGAAATAAAGATATTATAAAAGCGTTTGAAAAATGGTATAATGACTACGTAGGAGATGGATTTACAAAGCAAGAATCAATTTTGAAAGCAACAGATAAACTGTATGAGGAGAAGGTGTTCCACTATGTCGAAAGATGAACAAAGGCTAACATGGATGGCTATTGATGATACTTATTGTATGTCTCCTGAAGAAGAAAGAAAAATACTGGATAGAGTTAATAAAAAAATAGAGAGTAACTTTGAATTTAAGAAAAGGGAAGAAGCAACAGATAAATATTTAAGAGATCATAACATTATATAAAGCATTCACATAAATAATGTGGGTGCTATTTTTATGCCCTTTTTCCGATTTGCAGGGCCAAAAGAACAACCGAGACTACAGGCTCCCAGGCCTTAAAACGCGAGGTACATCATGGACGATGCAACAGTAACAGATGAAACAGTAGCTGACGTAAAGGCAACAGCAACTGCTCCGGAACAGACGGCTGACGAGCTGAAAAAGACTGAACCGGAACAGAAGAAAGTTGACGCCGATGAGATTGTCAAAAAGCTTCAAAAGCGCATTGGAGCAGAACAGTCGAAGAAAAACAGTTACAAAGAACAGCTGGACAACGCTTTGAAGGAAATCGAAAAGCTCAAGTCCGGCAAATCAGTTAAAACACTGTCTGACGAAGACAGGGCCAAAAAAGATGTTGACGAAAAAGACAAGGAAATCGCGGCTTTGAAGAGCCAGATCGCCCGCAGACAAACGCTTGATGATACTGATCAGGTGTTGCGAGAAAACGGATTAGTTGTTCCTTCAGACGTCTTGAATTTCCTTGTTTCTGATGACGCGGATAACACTTATTCAAACGTCAAGGCTTTTATTGACTACACGGAAACGGTCAAAGATTCCGTGCGTGAAGAGTTTAAAAAAGGCAGAACACCAAGGGTCTCCGGCACAACGGCAAAGGCCGTCAGTCAACAAGATTTTGACATGATGACGCAAAAGGAACGCGTCGCTTTGTTCCACACTGATCCTGAACTTTTTAGAAAACTAACTACTGGAGGTAGATAACTATGGCTGACACAATTACTCAAATTGCGGACCTCATCAATCCTGAGGTTAACGCTCCTATCATTTCTTATGCACTCGAAAAAGCTTTACGCTTTACACCGCTGGCAAAAGTAGATACCACGCTTGAAAACTCTCCCGGCAGCACACTTAAGATGTCGAAATTTACTTACATTGGCGATGCCAAGGACGTTGCCGAAGGTGCGGCGATCCCGCTCGACAAGCTCGGCACAAAGACGGCATCAGTTACCGTCAAGAAAGCCGCCAAAGGTACGCAAATCACCGATGAAGCAGTACTTAACGGATATGGCGACCCAGTCGGCGAATCCAACAATCAGCTTGCTTTGGCCTTGGCTAATAAGATCGATGATGATTTACTTGCTGCTGCTAAGACAGGCAAGCAAAAAACAACAATCGAGGCAACCGTAGATGGCTTGCTTGACGCAATCAACACGTTTACCGACGATTCGGATGATTCGCCGCTTGTCCTTGTGACATCGCCTAAAGTTGCCAGCGCTATCCGCAGAGATGCGCAGAAGAACCAAATCGGCTCTGACATCGGCGCAGATGCCGTTATCAACAACACCAAGTACGCCGTGGAAGGTGTGCAAATCGTGGTTACTAACAAACTGGGTGCTACTGAAGGTATCTTGCTTAAGGTCAACCCGTCAACACCACCTTTGAAGTTGATCATGAAGCGTGGTGTACAGGTGGAAACAGACCGCGACATCGTTAAGAAGACAACGATTATCACGGCTGACGAACACTATGCTGCATACCTTTACGATGATTCTAAAGTGGTTGTTGTTACTTTCAAAGCACCGGCAGCCGCAACGCCACAACAACCACAGCAATAGGAGGCTGACCAATGAACAACGTGATTAATTTAACGGAACTCAAGACCATGCTAGGCTTGGCTGACGATACCCGTGACGCGTTGCTCAATCTCATTATCAAAACCACTGTACAGGCCTTGCGGTTTAAGCTTGCCCTTGCATCGTCTGAGGTGTTTCCAAGTGATTTGAGTTATATCGCCCTTGAAGTATGCGTCAAGCGGTTCAATCGATTAAAAAACGAGGGCATGACGTCGTATTCGCAAGAAGGAGAATCGATCACGTTTAACAGCAACGATTTTGACGATTTCCAAGCGGATATCGACGCGTGGAAAGAACGCAACGGCAAGAACGCACAAACATTGGGGCGAGGGTGCTTCTTCGACCCGTATAAGCGGAGGTGAGTAGCGATGAGATTTGAGTCAACGGTAAAATTCTGGTCAGAATCAGCTGAACATTACGTGCCAGGTGTAGGGTATGAGGGTGGTATAACTCTTGTTGCTACTACACCGGCAAACGTGACTGACGTAGGCACTAACCGCAGTGCCGAGGTGTTTGGTGACGTCAAGACCACAAATAAAGTGATTCGCTTGCTTAGTCCGGTCGCTTTCGAGTGGTCATATCTGACGATTGATGATGGCACTAAGCACTACAAAGCGGTTACGTCGCGTGATTTGTCGCACGGTACAACACTGATAGTAGGTGATGTCAATGAGTAGGGTAACGATTGAGTGGGTCGGCACAAAGAAGTTGCAGAAAATGCTTGAAGCAAGCGGCAAAAAAGCCGCAATCCGCAGGGCGGTGCGCAAAAACACAATGCAATTGCACGAACGGGCACTGTCAAACGAGCGTAAAGCCTACATCAAGGGATACTGGACGGGTAACACAGCTCGACAGACCACCATGTCTATCATGGGGCTCGAGGGGCGAGTTACCGTCAACACCAACTATATCAACTACTTGGAAAACGGCACACGCTTTATGGCCAAGGAACCGGCAATCAAGCCGGCTCTTGACGTTCAAAAGCGTATCTTTAAAGCTGACTTAGAGAAGATTGTGGGGTGGCGTGACAGTGAATCCTGAGCAAGAACTATATGATTATTTCTATGCTGAATGTTTGAAGCTGAGGCCTAAAAGCACGTTTGACTATCTGCCGGGCGAAAAAGAAGCGGTAAACTATCCGATTATTTGCGTGGGCAACGTCAGCACTCTTTCCAGCGCCACTAAAATGCGGATTGGTGGCACGTACACAATTGATATCGACGTATGGGGTACACGCAAACAACGGATTGACGTAGCAGAATTAACGGACAAAATCTACAGTCTGATTAAGCCCGGCATTATCAAGACGGCAAACTATCAGTTCTATGCTTACTTCGGCAATCAGCAAAAACAACTAAGCATGGATACGAGCGTACCCAACGTGATTTACCACCGCGGGGCATTAATGCTTGAATTAAAACGATTTTAAATTGAAAGGATTTGACTAGACATGGCAAATGATTTAAAGATTTTGCAAGGCTTTGACGGCATCGTCATGGTGCGCGACCTTGCAAAAGCGAAGACAGAAGACGCTAAAATGGTGCCTTATCTGACGTCAACAGACTTTGAGTTGTCACGCGACAGCGATTCAACCGCTACAAAGTCGGGTAACGTAGCTAAGGTTGGCGGTCTTGAAACAAGTTTCAGCTTTGAGACGTTGGATAGCACGTCAGAAACGCTTGACTTGCTGCACAAATCTCTTGTGGATAAGACAACACTTGAATTTTGGTTTGTAAAGCTCGGTATGCTCGGAACCGACAGCCAAAAAGTATTTGCGCATTATATGCGTGGTCGCATTTCCAAGGACAGTGAATCGGGCGACCCGGATGATAACGGTACACGAGAATTTGAAGTTGCGGTTGATGGTGAGCCAAAGGATGGCTACACCAAGATTCCCGACGGCTTACGTGAGCAGATTAACTATATCTTCCAAGGCTTGCTCAAGAATGACGGCACAAATGGCGAAGATGGTTCGGGTGCCGCAGAATAGTTAAATAACAACATAACCGGCTATATCGTATAGCCGGCTTTTTTTGTAAAGGAATAGAAATGGAATGTAGGAGGAACAGAAATGGAATTAAAAATTAATGGTCATAACGTAGCTTTGGTGTTTGGCATGGCATTCGTGCGTGAACTTAATCGCCTTGCCGGTGTGGCAACAAAAGAAGGCATCAACCTCGGCATGGCTTTGCAGACAACGATCCCGAGCCTTATCGGTGCTGATCCAGTTGCAATCGCAAACGTCATTTATGCTGCTACTGCTCATGTCAAAGTCGGCAGACCAACACAAGAAGACGTTGACGCCTACTTGGAAAACGAAGTAGAAGACTGGGACAAACTCGCAGAAAAGCTTGTTGCGGAGCTCGAAAAATCGAACGTAACGAAGCGCCCTTTACAAGCGATGAAGGCAGCAGCGACAGAAAATCAAAACTGACGCCTGAACAAGAATATTACGATATCCAGCTTAACTGCATAGCGTATCTGGGCATTACTGATTTTGACGATATCGAACGCATGACCTTGCGTGAGTATCAAATCAGAATGGAAGCCTATCAATTGCAAGAAATAGCCACGCAACAACATCTATGGCAACTCGCATTTTATACCCGCGACGCCAAGAGTAACAACGGTAAGCGGTATAAATTCAAAGGCCCTGATGAAGTGTTTGACGTTGATAAGGCCATCGACAGTGTGCGCAGCCACTATGAAGATTGGTACACGTCGGAGAGACTGGAGCGAATCAATGTGGCCAAGCAGATTCAGCAAAGACAAAGGGAATGGGAATTAAAACATAGAAAGGAGGGCAAGCAATGACAGAAGTAGGTTTAACGGCCGTCTTGAGAGCATATGACAATGGTTTTAGCAAAGGATTAAGCAATGCTCGAAAAGGTTTGGAAGGATTGACCACCGCGACAAATCATACAGGCATAAGCGCAATTAAATTCGGCGCTTTGTTCGGGGCTGCAAGCAAGGTTGCCAGCTCAGCTTTAGGCGTGGTCAAGGACAGTCTGGGCGGTGCGATCAGCCGATTTGATACGCTCAACAAATATCCGATTGTCATGAAAGCACTGGGTTATAGTACGCGCGATGTTGCCAAATCTTCTAAAATTCTTCAAAAAGGCATTGACGGATTGCCGACCTCGCTTGATGAAATCACGGCCAGCGCGCAACAACTGGGGCCGTTGACCGGCTCGGCTAAAAAAGCTGCTCAATCAGCCGTGGCACTCAACAATGCGTTTTTGGCAAGTGGCGCATCGACCGCAGACGCAAGCCGTGGTCTGACGCAGTACACGCAGATGTTATCGACGGGTAAAGTCGATTTGATGTCTTACCGCACACTGATGGAAACGATGCCCATTGCGTTACGCAAGGTGGCTAACGCGTTTGGTTTTACGGGCAAATCAGCGGAGCAGGATTTGTATGCAGCGTTAAAAGACGGTTCAATCACCATTGGCCAGCTCAACGATAAATTTATTGAGTTAAACGGGGCTCAAAACGGATTTGCGGAACTTGCACGCAAAAACAGTGCCGGAATCGGCACGTCGTTTGCTAATCTGAAAGCATCCGTCGTTAAAAACCTAGCTAATATGATTACCTATATTAATGACGGTTTCAGTAAAGCGGGTTTTGGTTCGATTGCTCAGCAACTTGACGGACTCAAATACACGATTAACGACGCATTCAAGGCAATTGGGCCTATCGTGTCAAAAGGAACTGAAGTGGCTTTACAGTATCTCAAACAAGAGCTGCCGACAATCAAAAAAGTATGCAACGATGTTAAAAATTCGCTCATGTCTTTCTTCCAATTCCTGGAAGACCACAAAGACGGTGTGAGAGCAACCGCCAAGGCCCTGTTGTATCTGTGGGTTGCAGTCAAAGCCGGCTCTACCACAATCAAGACGATAACTACTATCACATCGGGTTGGAAAAACTTCCTTAAAGTTATTTCCAAAATCGGTACGATTGCTGGAGTGGTAAGCGACGCGTTCAGCACGCTTGCAATCGGCGCTATGTACGTAGGCGACGCCATAACGGGCATTGCCAGTGCAATTGGTGCGGTTATCGCGGCGGCAAATCCGATTACGCTTGTTGTGGTTGCCATTGGTGCAGTAGTAGCTGCTTTGGTGGTCTTCTTCACCAAAACAAAACTCGGCCGAAAGTTATGGGGCGAGTTTACGGACTTCCTCGGAAACGCCTGGAGCAAACTTAAAGAGTTGGCATCGTCAGCATGGGACGCAATCACCGACAAGGTGTCTCAGGCGGCCGATGCGGTTAAAAACGCATGGAGTGGCGTTAAAGACTGGTTCAGCGGTATTTGGAGCGGTATCAAAGACACGGCCAGCTCAGCTGTTCAAGGTATAGAGGACGCATGGAACGGTGTAAAGCAATGGTTTAGTGACCTATGGCAATCTATCGTTGACGCAGTTTCTCCGTACTGGCAATCGTTTTTAGCTTCGATTCAACCGGTAATCGATGCATTCAAGAATTTATGGGATGCACTCAAGGAATTCTTCCAGACACTATGGGACGCAATTACAAGCGCAGCTCAAGCTGTTTGGAGCGGTTTTGTCAATAACGTTGTAAACCCGGTTGTTGAGGGCGTTAAGTCAGCCTGGCAAGGCATCAGCGACTTCTTCAGCAACTTATGGCAGACTATCACCGGCTTTGCATCCACAGTTTGGAATGGCTTTGTAACAACTGTCGTAACACCCGTGGTCGAGTTCTTTAAGTCTGTATGGTCGGGTATAACTGACTTTTTCAGCGGACTTTGGCAAAGCATCGTTGACTTCGCATCCTCCGTATGGAACGGTTTTGTCGGTACGGTGGTAACACCGGTTGTAAATGGCGTAAAGTCTGCATGGTCCGGCATTACCGATTGGTGGTCCGGGCTTTGGAACGGTATTAAAGACGTTGCATCCAATATTTGGAATGCGATCAAAACCGTAATCGGTACAGCTATCAATGCGGTTAAAACCGTTATTAATAACGTGGCCAACGTTATCAAGACACTTTGGAAAGATTTCTGGAACGGTATTAAAGTGATTGTATCCGGCGTATGGAACGCTATGATCACGATCGTATCTGCATGCATCAATGCGGTCGCAAAAATCATCAGGGCGATTACCAACGCTATCAAAGGGAACTGGAAAGCCGCATGGAATGACGTCAAATCGGCATTCAGCGGCATTTGGCGTTCTTTAAGCGGTGTCGTTCGTGGCGCTTTTGGCGGTGTCATAAGTGCCATCGGCAACGGCATGAGTAAAGCCATTAACGCGGTAAGGAGCAAAGCTAACTCACTTTGGAGTGCCGGCAAAAACTTCGTCATGGGCTTTGTCAAAGGTATTAGAGGTGCTATCGGCAGTGCTGTTTCTGCCGCCACTCATATGGCCAAATCAGCGCTTAAGGCGGCCAAGTCGGCACTGGGCATTCACTCCCCGTCACGCGTCATGCGTGACCAGGTCGGCTACTATGCTGTTGCCGGCTTTGCAAATGGGTTGACTGATAACAAGAGTATGGTGGCCAAAGCAGCTCAAGCACTGGCAGATTGTGCGGTAGTCAAGCCGGCTAGCGACTGGTCGGTAATGGCAACCGACGGCTTTAATACGGCATTTGCTCAAGCATATAGCGCAGATGTCAACATGCACAGTACGATTACCGTGGAAGTTCCCGTTAACCTTGACGGCAAAACGATTGCCAAGGTCACGGCTCAACCGTTGGAAGACGAGCTTAACCGCAGACAGGCACGCAGTCAACGCTTGTACGGCAATAGATAGGAGTGATGGTTTTGTACGATTTTATCGATTTAAATGACCACGATATGACAGGCGATACATGGCTATCGCCTGAAGCGATAACGGTGGACGGTGTAACGCTTGACCAGGCGATTCCGGAATTTACCACGCTGCAGGTCACGGGGCGTGAATTGGTCGGTTATAGCCTAACTACCGTGACAGTCGGCAATCAAGACGGTTCAACATTGCAGAAAAAGCGCAGAGAACCACGTAAAATCACGGTCAAATATCAGATTGACGCAGAAACACCGCAACGTTTTAGGGAAATTTACTACAAGCTCAATCAAATTCTGAGCGGAGAAAACAAAAAAATCAGTTTTGCTGATGATCCGGATAAATACTTCATCGGGACACTTTCCGATGTCGATACACCGGAGGGCGGCAGACTATCGGTCATTTCAAGTTTTGAATTTACGTGCTTTGACCCGTATGCTTACGCAAACAAAGAAGATGTTTTCGCGTTTGGCGATCAGACGACCACTCAGCAGATCAGCGTAGACATGGCTGACAAAGTAGCAGGCAAGACATCGCCCGTACCACATGCAATCTACAAGGGGCATGTGTTAGGAGATGGGGCAATCGAACCGCCCGGCTACTATACGCAAGAGCTAACTCAGCTTGAGTATGGCTATCTTGGCAGTTTGAACGGACGTTGCGCTTCGAGTGCTACAAAGAGTGAGTACGATAACTCACTGGGAAGCTTCCAATTGTACGCTACCGAAAGTGGAGGATTAGACAGTATCAAGATCGAGGGTGATAAGCTCAAAATCAAAGGTTGGCATGTGGATAACTCGTCAGCATGGCGCAAATACGCCTACATCATCGTCACTGATGAAGACAGTAAAAATCGTGAGTACAGTCGGCTTAAAGTTACGCTTACCGCTCGTCCGGATATTCAAAAAACGCACTCGAACATAGCCGGTAGCGGCATGTGCGGATTTGAAGGTAGCTTGCCCTGGACTAATGACATGGCCAACAAACGATTGAGGGTGCGCCTGAGATACACCAACGATGCCGCCGGCAACGGGAATTATAGCGATTGGTCAACGATTGTAAGGCCGCAAAATCTATGGCGCTATCAGGTACCGCATTTCGTGGCCAAGCTGAACGTAGTAGGTGCAATCGAGCAAGCTCAGCCCGGTTTTTTTGCCAAATATGGGATTGCCGGTGATGTTGAGCGTTTGAACTGGGTCAAAAACAACGTCAGCTCGGCAAACGTCAAGATTTGGGGATATGGCAACAACGGCTTTTATGCACAAGCCTATAAACCTGCTTCCGGTTGGGCAAATGCAGTAAAACATACGCAAAACAAGTCAGCAATGCTTGAGCTGGATTATCAGACATCAGATGACCTTTTTGGCTATGTAGACAGTAACGGCAATTTATATATGGATATTTACGGAAAGTCGAGCACGGGCGAAACGGATATCTGTCTGGACTATATCCAACTGACTATGCTTATCGCAACACCGGTAACTAACGCTTTGAACGTGATCAATGAGGGCACACAACCCGTGCCGGTACGCTTTGAGCTGACTAATCATGGAGAAAACGGGTATATCGGCATTGCTAACGGTAAGACGGCTTATCTGCTCGGCAATCCTGACGAAGTGGACGGCAAAACAACTGTCAAATCACAATGGATTGCACAGCGTGATGATAACCCGGATCATGGGCTTAAACAATGGACCATTAACGCAGGCGTTTTGAACGATTGGAACGCAAATCCGCTTCAGCAAGGGGCGTTTGAAGATCCGGCAAAAATCAGAGAGCGACGCTGGCGCTTGCGTAATGCGCAGGGTGGCGTAACCGCTTGGGGTACGGGTCAAGACAGTACCGGAACAACTAAGGGGTGGCACGGGCCGTCAGCAAGCGTTGTGTTCCCGGCTGATAGTAACATCAAGAATTTTACGGCTCATTTTTATACGCAGTTTTTGTTTGGGAACATGGCCATGCATGGCTTGCAACAGTTTAACATCTGGGACGTCAACCGCAATCTTTTGATGTCGGTTCAGCTTTGGAAGTGGATTAACTGTCATGCATCCCTCAAAATTCGCGTGGGTGATCATTGGATTTTAACCGATGAGAACAACGCAAAGTGGGATAACTTTTTCGGCCAAATCAACGTTCAAAGAATCGAAAACACGTATACCATTACGCTTGAATCGATTGAAGGAAGCAACCGTAACAAGCAGGTAATCAGCTACACTGACGCGGTATCGGGTGCAAAATTAGCGGGTGGAATGACGTACTGGAAGGCAATCTTTCAAGACAACAGTTCTAAGGGTATGTGGAATGACCTTTATGATTTTTGGATTAGAAAAGACAACGTGGAAACGTATACCAATATTCCTAACATCTTGAAAGAAGGCGACAAACTGGTTATTACCGGTGACAATGGCAAAGTGACAACAAAGCTTAACGGTGGGTCAGCGTTGAAGTATCAAGACATCGGCAGTCAGCCTATCATAGTCAATCCGGGTAACAATCACATTACTTTTGCCTACTCAAACTTTGCTGACAGACCGGACGTGACAGCGTATATCAGGCGCAAATATTTATAGAAAGGAGCGATAAGACGTGCAGATTTACGTATTAAACCGAGCAAGAGAAACACTGGCTACCACCAGTGGCATTTATGACGATAAACACACGCTCACGCTTGACGCAGGATCAAGCTCATATGAGTTTAAGATCAGCAAAAACGACGAGGCCAGTCAGTATATGGATAGCGGCAATTACATTGTGCTACAAGACGATGACGGCAAGACGTGGCTTTTTACCATCTTGGATTACGAGGAAACGCAGTATACAAAAACGGTGTACGCAGAAGATGCCGGCATCGAGCTGCTAAATAAAGCGTGCGACATCTGGAAAAGCAGCGGTCCGCATAGTTTTGAATACTATTTTAATTTAGTAACGAGCGGCACACCATGGCAACTCGGCGTCAATCAGCTAGCCGGCCTTGAACGAACTTTAAAGTATGAAGGACGAGATACCGGACTAGGGCGTTTACTGTCAATTTTGAAAGGCTTCGATAGTGCCGAATGCACTTTTGATGTCACCGTCAAGATGAACGCTCCGTCAGAGTTTAAAATCAACGTTTATAAGCAGGTCGGCAGTGACCGGTCAGACGTGCAGATGGCATATAGCCACGAACTCAACGATATCGTAAAAAAGGAATCGAGAGCCGAGTTTGTCACCGCTTTATGTGGGGTAGGTGGAACTATCCAAACAACGGATGCGCAAGGTAACACGCAGGACACAGGAAACATCGATTTTGCCGACCTTGAGTACAACAAAGATGGCTTAGTCACAACCAAGGGTGATAAATTCTTGCGTGCGATTGACGCCAACAAACGCTTTAACCCCGGACAGGCAACCTATATAGAAGCTTTTTACGAATATGATACGCAATCGGCCAGCGAACTGCTGAACCGCACTATTACACGGCTCAAGACGTACAGTGAACCGCAGTACACGTACACGGCAGACGTCAAAATTATCGACAGTACGCTTAAAATCGGCGATACGGTGACGATCATCGACCATGACTACAATCCGGCACTTTACTTGTCGGCAAGAGTGGCCAAACTGGAAAAATCGTATACGGATCCGTCGCAAAACACAATTGAGTTTTGCAACTATCAGCTTTTATCAAGCCGCCTAGCTGACAAGCTGGCAAAGTTGCAGACGATTGTTAACAAGATGCCGTCGGCAAGTCAAGTCGGCAAATTGGAAAGCAACGTATCTGACCTGTCTAAAAAACAAGATGAATTGGCGTCGCAGATCACGTCTGCAAACGGGAAAAATACCAATTTTTACGGTAAAGCAGAACCGGCAAACCCGAAAAATGGCGATTTGTGGTACAAGAAACTGGAAAATGGCGAAATCGAAATGTATCAGTTCCAAGATGGCGTGTGGCAGCTGCTAGCGTCAACCGCAGACTTAACCACGGTGCAAACCGAGCTTGACCAAGCCAAAACGGACATGGCGCAAGCTAAAACGGACGCTCAAACCGCATATGACGAGGCAATCAAGGCTACCAATACTGCAAACGGAGCTAAGGCGCAGACTGCCGAAGCACTTGAGCAGGTAAAACAGGCGAACAGCAGCTACACCGCTTTAGCTAAAGAAGTAGCCGACAACAAAACGAGTGTGGACGCTGACGTAGCCGATATACGTAAGGCAATCGACGCGAACAAGGCTAGCGCCGACGCTGACTGGAAACAGGCACAGAAAGATTATGCGTCGGTCAGTGACAAACTGACGGAAACGAACAAAACCGTAACCGATATCAAGACAAGTGTTAACGGCATCAAAACAACTGTGGCCGACAATACCGGCAAGATCTCCACCATGAGTCAGACGGTGGACGGTGTTAAGACGTCGGTAGCCAACGCACAGGGGGATATCGCAACCATCAAAACCGACGTTTCCGGAACAAAACAGACGGTAGCTAATGCACAGAAAGACATCACGTCAATCAAGACATCGGTCAGCGGCGTACAGACTGATATTACTAACGCCAAGAAAGACATCACGTCGGTCAAGACGGATATCAGCGGTGTTAAGACAAGCGTAAGCAACGTGCAGGGCGACGTGACGTCACTCAAGACGTCAGTCAGTGGTGTACAGGCAGATGTCAAGAACGCTAAAGGCGATATCACGTCAATCAAAGCTGACGTGAGCGGCGTCAAGACCACCGTAAGTGACCATACGGGCAAGATAACCAGTATCAGCAAGACCGTGGACGGGCTGACCACCAGTGTCAGCAACAAAGTTGATAAAACAACGTATCAATCATATGTCGCTCAAACGGACAAAGCACTGTCCGCTAAACTGACGGCAAGCGACTTAAAAGGATATGCTAAGACGGCAGATGTCAAGCAGACAACTGACGGACTAAGTGCAAGCATAACCAAGGTACAGGGCAACCTCGCTTATCAAGCGACGGAGCTTATCGGCAAGAAGAGTTTTGAAGACGGGAATGTGGGCGACTGGACGTGTAACGATTGTAAAACAAAAGCTGTTATCAGTGGTATTACCCCCTACAGTGCATACGGCTACCACAAATGCATCTATGCGCCTAACAACAATGATTTGTGCTGGAATGTCGATTACAAGGTAAACCCCGGCGACAAATATTATGTAGAACTGTTAGCCCCAAACTTTTATTCTGTGCACGGAGGGCGCACGATAACTGTCAATGCGTACTTTGAATACATCAAAGACGGAAAGAATGCTTGGCAAATGGGGCCGTCTGGCCAAGTTGTAACCGGGACTAGCGGTTGGATTAAAGGCATCGTAACCGTGCCGGCCAACGTCACAAGCGTAAAACCGTGGATAAGTGTTAAAGACAATGGGGTTGCTAGCGCTGCATATCTCACATACGCCAGCTTCACAAAACTTGATGAGTATACGCAATCGCAACTCAACACGTTATCGGGCAAGATAACCGCAACGAGCGACCGTTTGTCCTCTGTCTATACCAAGTCGGAAACCGATGCAAAGCTAAAAACGAAAGTAGAGCAATCGGCGCTTACGCAGACAAGCAACAATCTGTCCGCAAGCATAGCCAAAAACTCGAAGATACTATCAAGTGCCGGTCTGGTCAACGAGAATGCATATATCAACGCAAACAAAATCGCTTTGAACGGTAAAACGCTGATGACCAATGCAACAATTAATGACGCTTTCATCGGCAACGTCAGCGCAAACAAGATTACTACCGGCACGCTCAATGCGGCTAAGGTTAACTTAATCAACGTCAACGCAAGCAACATTTCAACGGGTACGCTTAGCGGTGTGAAAATCACGTCAACCGGTAAAGACCCGTCCGGCACGTCAAGCACAACAACCATTCAAAGCGGTTATATCGATACCAACGTCATCAACTGCAGCGATTATATCTTAGTCGGCAAGGCGGACCCTGACCCGCGAAAGAGGTGGCAAACAAAACAAGACAAGTGGGGTATGTGGTTCCAAACGCCAGCTAAGCTGAATGGTCATACTGGTAATGCGCCTAGTGATTGGCAGAGCGAATGGCAAGGCTTTATCCGTGGGGACGGTTGGAATTATCAAACGGCAACCGTTACTGGCAACGGGGCGAGCGGGATTGCCGTTGCGATAACACCGCAACAGATATGGGGCAGACCGTATGGCGGAGATTACTTCCAAATCGGCGTGTGGGAGCCTAGCTATGGTGCAGATTCAGTAAACGGAAAGAAATTTGAGAACGGCTGGTGCTCACCGAGATTTGTCATCGATGTAACAGGTCAGCTCACGGGCCACCCTCATTCCATTACTTTAGGCGATACGGAAGACTATACAGGAACGTACAACCACGGCAACTTAAACATTCTTGACGGTAACTTACACGTCAAGCCGGTTTACGCTAATCACGGCATACGTACCGCATGGGTATCGTGGTCGGATTGGGGCAGTAACCAAAAAATTCCATGCATTGTGCAGGACAAAGACAACTGGGGCGGCATAGCTTTTCCGTCAAACGGGCGAGTAGTGTTGTTCACGCATAGCTACCGCATCAATACGGACGGTTTGCCAAGAGATAAGGCAAGTGTCTACAACGGCTGGGGAAGTTAAAGAAAGGAATGATATAAATGGAAATCAAGAAAACTGTAAACTTAACGTATATGGCAGATGACAAATCGTTTGCAATGTCAACGGTTCTACAAGGTGACGGAGCGACACCCGTGGTGCAAACAATCGGATTTGACACGCCAACATCATACAAAGATGACGGAACGCCTGTTTACACCACACCGGACGATACGATTAAGGAAGCACAGAAAGAGTTTATGGCGGCGGCGATTGCAGAGCAGAAGAGTTTGTGTAAAGAAAACGGGGTTGACCCGTCGCTTGTGAACAAGGTAGGCGCAGAAAAAGAAACGGAGGAAAAATAACATGAACGAATTGCAAAGACTGGCCATCGAAATTGCAAACAAGACACTTAAAATTGCAGAACTGGAAACGGAAAATGAACGGCTTAATGCGGAAATTTCTGCATTAAAGTCTGAAAACGAGGGCGAAAACACTGAAAAATAACAGTTAATGCAGAATTTCTTGCATTAACGGGTGGGTGGGTAGGATAAAAAGGAGTTGATTACATGGCATTACATGAACTTTATTTTGAACATTTTGAAAAACTGATTGACAATCCCGTATTTTTCGCATTCTTTTTAATCATTCTAGCCGACATCTTGACGGGCTTTTTGAAATCGCTGGTCAATAAAAAGACAGAGTCCGGCAAGGGAATTGGCGGGCTTATCAAACACTCAACGCTTTTGCTGGTCGTATGTATGCTATATCCGTTTTGCGATATTTACGGAGCTAGCGGCATGGCAGACACGCTGCTCATCTTTTATATTTTGTTTTATGCAATTTCTATCGTGGAAAATTTGGGCGAGATGGGCATACCCGTGCCGGTTTGGCTTAAAAAATACATCTACAAACTTTCTGACGAATACAAGGAGGGAAAGAACGATGAACAAAAATAAGGTTGTTTTAAGCGTTTTAAGCGCATTTGCGCTGATGTCGGTAGGCTTTACCGCACAAGCCGCCAAGGGTGACCAGGGTGTAGACTGGGCAAGATATCAGGGCATTACCGGCAAATGGGGGTATGCGCACGATAAGTTTGCTATCTGTCAGATTGGCGGCACCACTGACGGTTGGAACACGTATGATCAGAGTACGTACAAAACGCAAGTAGCGGCAACGATTGCCATGGGGAGACGGGCACATACTTATATCTGGTGGCAAAACGTCACCACGCAACAACAAGCTGACAAGGTGCTTGACTACTTCTTGTCAAAAGTGCAGACGCCTAAACAGTCAATCGTGGCGCTTGACGTGGAAAGCGGACAACAGAACACAAACACGGTTGACTATGCATTAAACCGCATCAAGCAAGCGGGATATACGCCTGTTTTGTACGGATACAAGGGATATCTGGTCAATCACGTTGACTTGGCGAGTCTTGCTAAAAAATACCCGTTGTGGTTAGCGGCATACCCTGACTATAACGTAACCGTAAAGCCTAACTATAATTTTTTCCCGTCATACAACAATGTCGGAATTTTCCAGTTTACCTCAACTTACGTAGCCAGCGGACTGGACGGGGACGTAGACTTGACCGGCATTACCGACAACGGATATCGCAACGGGGACGCAAGCAAACCAATCACCAAGCCCGTTGCAGTAAAACAGGGCATTGTAGCCGACCGCACGTCCAAACAAGACATTTCCACAGGCTTCACCGTTAAAGTCAACTACAGTGCTAAACGTTGGGCAAGCGGCCAGTGCATCCCGTCATGGGTCAAAGGCCGCATGTACCCGGTTGTGCAAACAGGCGGTGACAAGGTGCTGCTAGGTGGTATCATGAGCTGGATCAAACGTTCAGACGTGGAAATTCTGCAGACCGCAAAGCAAGCAACGAAAATGAACGGCGTCTACACGGTACAACGTGGCGACAGTTGGTGGTCAATTGCTACCCGTCACGGTATGTCTATGTATACGTTAGCCAGTCGCAACGGAAAGACGATCTACACTGTTATCCACCCTGGAGACAGATTGATTATCAACGGACAGACAACACGTGTCTACACGGTCAAGTCAGGCGATACTCTGAGCAGTATCTCCGCTAGACTGGGCGTGTCAGTCAGCCATCTGGTGCAGACTAACCATATCAGCAAACCTAACCTAATTTTCGTTGGGCAACGGTTAAGCTATTAATGCTATAATTAACATATGCTCGACAGGGCAAATATAATATGTAGAAATTTGCTTTGCCGGTATAAACAAGCATTCCGTTCAAACCCCGTATGATGACGATACGGGGTTATTTTTTATGCAAAAAAATATTTTAAAAAAGTTGTCAAAAACTATTGTATTTTCTAACCTATAGGTTATAATAAGAATGTAAGGAAGATAATAAAAAAGAAAGACAAGAGGTAAGGAATCATGAAAAAAGAACAAGAACAAAAATACTATGAAGGAACAAACATCGAAATCGACTCAACTGTTTTTTATAAAGACCGCAACACGGGCGTTATCATACCTGAAAAAGAATATGTAGAGATGTTAAAACGTGAAAGCAAAGAATATAATCTTACAATCGATGAGTTAATCGCTGATGAAGATCAATTTTACATGGTTGATGAAGATGGTAACGATTATAACCATTCTAAATACATTGAAGGCTAAGAAAAAACACGATTAAAAAAGGCTGGTCATGTGCGGCTAGCCTTTTTTATTAAAGAAACGAGGTTTTAAAAAATGCTTATCACGGTCGAAGGAACTGACGGATCCGGAAAAACAAGCGTAAGAGGTGATTTAAATGAAGAGGAAACGAAAACTCATACCGCTTGAGTTGCAAAAGCGGTATGATAAACTGTTAGCCGTTGTGCCGGAATTGTCAACAGTGCAAGACGTCCAGCGATCACTGGATATCATAAAAGAGTGTACCAACGCCGAGGGCTTTAACGCACTGGGATATGCGCTTACCAACGTTTTTGAGGGTGCATGGCTAAAAGACGCCAAAGCTATATACGACTTTGACAAAACATTATTTGAAACGTTGAGCGATCAAACCGATTTATCAGTTGCCAGCGAGACGTTAAAACGCCTGCCGTTTAAATGCGCATATATCTGCATGCCCGTTAAATTGGAGGGCCCACAAGACACACCCATGGATGGCTTCTTTGCTTTAAAAGAGAAAGACGTAATCAAGTGCCTGTTCGTGTCTGTAGATACTTTAGCATTTGGCCAGCTGGACATCCACTTGGATGCTAGAACGTTTGAAGAAAACGAAAAACTAAGTATTGAAGAAGCCCGACGTTATGGCGCTGAGTTTGTCCGCTCACCAAATAGCGCCACGACGAGAGCATCTAAAATGATAGTGCAGTTGTTGTTATACCTATGTGCTGCTAACGCTGACGTGCAAGAGCGCAGACCAACCACGGTAAACAAAAAGACACCGAAAGCGGCCGATAAGCGCCCGGTTAGGTGTTGGGATGTCGGGGTGCGTGTGGGCGCCACGATTAAGCGTAATCGCTCATATGCTGCACAAACGCAGCACAAAGGCAACGACCATAAGCAGCACGCACGCCCCCGCCCACATTTGCGACGTGGCCACTGGTCGCATTTTTGGACCGGAAAGCGAGACAGTGCAGACCGTGAGCGCATCCTGAAGTGGATAGAACCGGTGTACATCAATGCGAACACGCCCGATGATTTACCAACAACTATCCATCGAGTTAAGTAAGGAGAGATAACTATGAAGAAAACAAGCGAAGCACAAATTAAAGCCGTCAAGGCGTACAAGAAAAGAAACCCGGCCTTGACGTACTATCAAGCACGCTGGAGCAACGCCAGGGCATTTGTATCAAGCAAAGCAGACCGCTTTGAGGAAGCAAAGCAAGCAGCAGGCATCAGCCGGTACCGCGAAGACTTGGAAAATTTGCGAGACATGATCGAAGAAAAGCTGAATGAAATGTAAAAAAAGACCCTCGGCAAAAACCGGGGGTCTTTTTATGCACCAAAAATTAGGAGGCTATTTCTAGTTACAACTTTGCAAGCCTTTGTGTCGCCTTACCACTTTACGTTACCTTAAAAGGAAAAGTGAATAAACTAATTCACAACCTTATTATAGCACAATTGAATAATTTTAGAAACAGTGATTGAA